AGTTCCGCTGACCGACCAACAACAAATCATTGTAGATAAGAACAACTTTGAAATTGCTCAGCTAACAGAAAAGCTTAACACCACGATTGATCGAGATGAAAGAATAAATTTCCTAAATCAAATTGATGCCCTTGAAAAAGATAATGCTACTATACGAACTTCTGTTGAACAGTTCGAAGAATTGCAAACAAATGAAAATCAAAAAATTTATGTTAAAGATTCTAATGGGAAAGAATTAGTTGGTTTTCATGGTACTTCTGCAAAACCATTTGATTATTTTGATGATAATAAAATTCAACAGTTTGAACATGGATGGTCTGGTGCAGGACATTACTTTACATTAAATAGAGATTATGTTCAAGGATATGCTGATCTTAATAATGATGGTAGAATAGTAGAAGCACGTTTTGATTTTAAAAATCCTTTATATAAAAATTCTTCTGAATATAAACAAATACTTAAAGACGCAATAGGCAAAACGAGTATTTTAAATAAAGAAGATGGATTCAAAGCTACTGAAGCATTCAAAGCTGCTGGTTATGATGCAGTTATTGATGGAAAATCTTTAGATAATGCTTTTGAGATTAATGTATTCGAATCAAAAAATATTCATTATGCAGCAGATCAAACATATTTTGATTTTAATACAAATGAACTAAATCAAACTAAAACAAAACAAGTTGGTGCTTATTGATGGCACTCAGCGTTATGAAGTGAATAACATTATTGAAATAGGAAGAAAGTCGTATTTAAAGTTAGTGTGTAGAAAGTATGAGTAATGGCATCAATGTTAGCGTAATTGGTTTTGACAGACTGCAACAGCAATTAAAACTGTTAGCTGATGACAAAGACAAACGCCGCGAAACTTTGATACTACTTAGAGAAGCTGCGCGGCCAACAATACAAGCGGCAAAGCAATTGGTTCCTATTTCAAAAAGAAGTCACATTGCGCGCGGCAAAGTTATTCAGCCGCGAAATTTACAAAAGTCTATCGGTGCAATTACCGGAAGGCGTGCAAAGAACCCGACAATTTATGCCGGGCCACGTGCAAAAGGTTCTTTTGATGGTTGGTATGGTCACTTTGTGCATGATGGTCATAATATTTACCGAAAAGGTTTTAAACGCAAACGTGTAAAGGGTGCTAATGCAGCCGGAGCAATATCGCGAACTAAAGCCAATCCGTTTATGACTAATGCGTTTAAAGCTACCGAAGGTGTAGTAACCGCCGATGCCGAAAAAAGAATGGCAGCATTAATACAAAGAAGAATTAATAAACTGAGTTAACCATGGGTTTAAAAAGTACATCTGAAGCGTTTCGCGCATTCCTGTTAGGGGAATCGGCTTTCACTGATGTGATGAATGAAGAACTTTACCCTTTTATGGCTACCGAAGGCAAAACGTTTCCGCTGGGAACCTATCGCATTCAGCAAAGTGATTTTGCGAGTAAGGATTCTGATCAGTTTGATATTGCACTTTTTTTATGGTTTCAAAACTATGATGATTGTGCAGAATTAACGGATGCGTTAACCGAAGTTTTTAAAGCTTCCGGTGTTTACGATTGGAAACTATCTGATTTGGATTATGATGCAGAATTAAAATTATTTAACGGAATTATTAATATAATAACAATAACTTAGAAATTATGGCAGCAGGTCAAATTTATAAAGGTAAGAATGTGCGTATCAGCTACGAAGGAAAAACTTTGTACCATACCACATCATGTAAATTGGATGTTTCAACCTCTTTGGAAGAAATAGCCACAAAAGACACTGATGGAACAGTGCAAACACCAGGAAACTACACTTGGAACTTATCAGCCGAAGCTTTAATGGCCGATATTCCTTCGGGATCAACTACGCAAATTGCCGGTGATGATTTACTTGATTACCAATTGGCAGGAACTGAATTGGATGTTGAATTTTCAACCAATGAAGTTGCAAGCTACAAATATACCGGTAAGGTGTATGTAGAAAGCACTTCTATTGATGCCACAGTAGGACAAAGTGTTACAGGTTCATTTGCTTTCAAAGGCAACGGAAACTTGACTAGAGAAACAATAGCCTGAGCTAGCGTTTTTACTAGCGAATTTACTAGCGAATTCTCGTAACTTTTAAAAGAAAAAATAATGACAAATGTTGAATTAAAAGCTGCGATTGATACCGCTATTACTAGTGAAACGACAGCAGCTTCTGTTACGCCAACTGATGTTGGTAGTAAGATGAAACAAGTAGTTGATTATGTAGATCAAGAAGTAGGGGCTTTGGCTCCTACTTATTTAGAGTATGTAGCAAAATTAACTAAAACCGGCGGCAGTGGTACGACTGCTACCTTTAGTTTGACAGAATTTGTCAATACTTTAGGGCAAACTTTGATTCCTGTAAACGATACAGTAAATTGTGTTATTACCGAAGATGAAACTGCAAATTTTTTAAATGCTACTTCTACTGTTGAAATTTGGGATTCAAATTATTTAAACACTGTGGTTACAAAGTTTAGTATTGATGCTTTAAATCAACTTAAAATTTACACGTATTATGAAGGTAGTCATAATGTTAATTTTACTGATGGTTTGTTTATCAGAATTAAAAAATACACTGTGTAATGAATGAAGTAACTAAAATACAGTTAAACGGAAAAACCTTCATGCTAAAATTTGGCATGAAGGTTTTACGTTTGCTTAGTGCAAAATGGCAAGTTCCGGGATTCAACCAATTGTTTCAGCGGTTAGCTATTTTTGATGGTATTACTGATGATTTAAGTTTTGAGCAAATTGATGTGATTAATGATTTGATTCTTTGTGCTGTAGAGGCCAATGAAGATAACACTGAAACCATCACTGCTGAAGAACTTGATAATTTGTATTTGCATGATGCCGAAAGCTTTTTAAAACAAGTTGAAATTGTTTTTAAAGGATTTATGGCTTCGATGCCACAAGCTAAAGACCAGGGAAAGCCGAAAGCTGCGAAAACGAGGAAATAAGCAGCAAAGAACCGGAAAACCTTACTTTTGATGATCTTGAAGAAATTGCTTTTGGACAATTACAACTAAGCCCAAAACAGTTTTACAAACTAACTTACCGGCAGTTCACCAACAAACTGAACGGCCACAACAAACAAAAAGACTACGAAAGCCGTGAAAGGCTTTTAATGATGCGAAACCTTATGTGGGCCGCATTGATGCCAACCCAAAAAAGAGGGTTTAAAGTTACTGATGTAATTACCTTTGATTTTGAAAAAGAAACGCTTAAAAAAATGTCGCTTACTGAGTTGGCAGAATTTGAAAGCGAAATTGAAAAAGTAAAAGCGTACTATAAAAAAATAGACGCAAAATGTTAAATAGTTTTGTAGGTTGACTATTTGATTAGGGAAGGAAAGCACGAATTATTTCGTGCTTTTTTTATACATCTGATTTATACATTCCTAAAAGGATTTCTTCTAAAACTTCTTTGTTGATGTTTTCTTTTTTAGCTAGTTCAATTAAAATTTTTGTTTGTGCTTTTAAGTAACGATTTCTTTTGTGTGGTTGAAATATTTCCTTAAAAATTAAGGCTCCAATAAAAAAAGAAATGAAATTAATTATGATTAATGAAATGTAAACTTCGGTTAGATTTTCCATAAATTTTATTTTTTTGTGAAAGTTAAGAAAAATATTTATATATTTGTCATGCGAAAAATTTATAATTCAGAGGTCTACGTGGCCTCACAATTTGTGTGGCTTTTTTTATTTCCGCAAGTAAAAGAGCTTCGGCATCTATCCTGTGTTAATGTTGTAATGGCATTAACAAAATCCTCTGAATATGATTTTTCGCAACAGGTAATGGATGCCGATATTTTTATTAAATCAAATTGTTTTAAAATGCGAAAAATCGAAACAAGAGGTAAGCAAGTTGACAGTAGTTTAACTGCTTCAGAACATTTAGTTCTAATGAATGAAATTAAAAGATTGCGCTATGAAAATGCGCTAATGAAACAACTGGGAACAAAAGTTGGTTTCATAACAATCTATTTCAAAAAACTACAAAGAACCAAAGCAAAAGAAACTGCTTTTGCTTTTACCAACGGTCTGCATGAGCAGCTTTTTGGATGTGTAAAATTTTCTTCGTACAATGATTTTTTAACTTATAAATCAAGTAATTATGGAAGAAGTTAGAGAGCCGGAAGTGTGGAAAGATATTCCTGGTTATGAAGGCTTGTATCAAGTTTCTTCTTGGGGTAATGTTAAAGTTTTAGATAGGTTTAGAAATCAAAATATGGGTAATTTTAAAAGATCTATATTTTTTTCTAGCAGGTTGTTAAAACCTGGGTGTGATAAATCAGGTTATTTGAGGGTTGTTTTTTCTGTTAATTCTAAAAGAATAATCTATAAAGTTCATAGGCTTGTAGCTTTTGTTTTTTATGGTTATGAGGGTATTATTAATCATATAGATGAAAATAAATCTAATAATTATTATAAAAACTTAGAGCAAGTAAATACTAGGGAAAATGTATCATATTCTTTAAGAAAAAAAATAGGAGTTTGTTATCATAAAGCAGCTGATAAATGGATGGCCTCTTTTTGGTATCAAAACAGGAATGTATATTTAGGTTTATTTATAACCGAAGAAGAAGCGCATCAAGCTTATTTAAATGCTTTGAAGGAACATTGTCTTGAAAACAAATATGCTAATGGAAACCAGTCTTTATGACTGGTTTTTTTATGCTTTAAAGTGTGCAAATGATAACCAATTTTAAACCGAGCCAAAGCTACTTTTAAACATTCAAACAAAAGTACTTTTACAATGTCCTTAGCTTCCATAAACATTAAGTTCACAGCTGATTTGCGCGGCTTCTCTACCGAGATGCAAAACAGCATCCGAACCATTGGAAAACTAGGTTCTCAATTACAAAACACCGGTAAAAACCTTTCGCTTTATGTTTCTGCTCCTTTGGTTGCGGCTGGTGCTGCGGCTATTAAATTTGCCAGTGATTATGAAGAAAGCGTTAACAAGGTTAATGTGGCTTTTGGGCCAGCGGCCGACAGTGTTAAAGAGTTTGCAAAAACATCACTTGAAAGCTTTGGTATTGCTGAAGGAACCGCTTTAGATTTAGCGGCTACTTATGGTGATATGGCAACCGCTTTAGGTTTGCCTGTAGATAAAGCTTCGGCAATGTCTAAATCATTAGTTGGTTTAGCCGGTGATTTGGCATCATTTAAAAATATCAGTATTGATATTGCCAACACTGCTTTAACCGGAATCTTCACCGGTGAAACAGAATCAATTAAGAAGCTTGGAATCGTAATGACTGAAACCAATCTTCAGGCATTTGCTTTATCCAAAGGAATCAATAAACAGTTTAAAGATATGACACAAGCCGAAAAAGTGGCTTTGCGTTATAACTACGTTTTAGAAAATACTAAAAACGCTCAGGGTGATTTTGTGCGTACCGGTGGTGGTGCTGCCAACCAAATGAGAATCTTCCAGGAATCATTGAAACAAGTTGGGCAACAACTTGGTGCTGTTATTCTGCCTGCTTTTACTAAACTGATCACTTTTGTGAATGGTGCCGTGAAAAGCTTTTCGGGTTTATCTACTGAAACTAAAACTACCATTGTGGCTATTGCAGGAATTGCGGCGGCTATTGGACCACTGTTAACTGTTACCGGTTCGCTGCTTACTTTCATCCCTAATTTGATTACTAAATTTAATGGTTTAAAAGATACTATTAAAAGTGTAACTGCTGTTTTAGCCGCTAATCCTTTTACCGCTATTGCGGTTGCTTTAGCTGCTATTGTTGCTGTTTTAATTGTGGCGAATACTCGTTTTACTTCGCTTACAAATGCGCAAAAAGAATTTGAAGCTATAAATAGTAAAGCGGCGCAAAGTATTGCAAGTGAAACCAGTGAGCTTAATAAAAATTTAGCAATTGCAAAAAGCAATGTTTTTTCTAAAGAGCAGCGTCAAAAAGCTATAAAAGAATTAAACGCACTTTCGCCTGAATATTTAGGAAATCTTACTTTAGAAACAATTAATACTGATAAAACTACACAAGCGGTTAACCGTTATAACGAAGCAATGCTAAAAAAAGCAAAGGTTGTAGCGGCAGAAGAAAAATTGGTTGATGTTCAGAAGAAGTTATTGGATTTGCAGTTGGGTAATTTAGAAGCTGTTAAACCTGACCTTTGGCAAAACTTTGGTAATGCTTTAAAATCAGGTGGAAATAGTATGGCTTTTATGGCTAATACTGCATTAACTACTGCTGATAACTTAGGCGAAGAAGGTACTGAATTAGTTAAGCTTCAGCAAAAGTTAATCACATTTATTGGTACAAATAAAGATTATAAAGTTGCGAATGATGAAGTTAATTTATCGTTGGAAGAAACAATTAAGAACCAACAATCTTTATTAAAAGCGGGTACTATTGCTTTTTATGAAAAGCAAATTTCTGATTTACAAAAAATACAAAATGAAGTTGTAACGACAACTTCTGAATGGAAAAAATACCAGGATCAAATAGAAGCTGTTCAAAAGAAAATTGACACGCTTCAAAATAAAGATGGTGTTAAGCTTCCAAAACCGCAATTGCCAACGCTGGAAGAAGAAGGTTTAATTACGCCAACTTTTTCGTTGGAAGATTTACAAAATCAGCTTTCTTATTATGAGCAGCTTCGAACAAAGTTTGCTACCACAAGTGATCAGTATAAAGCTTTATCTGAGCAAATAAATAACACCAAAACTAAAATCAATGCTATTGAAGGTGTTGAGGAATTTAGTA